GTCATCGGCTGGGTCAAATCCAAGCTCAACGAAGCCGAGATTGAAGCTGCAATCGAAGCCCAGCTAGCCGAGCAGATCACACCCACCCGTGGTCAAGGTGTGCCGTGGCAGTAAAAAGCAAAACGGCACTGGGGCGGGTTGACCACCGCCCTGGAAAACCGAAGAAAACCCGTCAAGGTGCGGGTCAACATTCAAAAGCCAGCCACGGTAGGAAGAAGTATCGCGGCCAGGGCAGATAAGTGGATCAACATACCCGCGACAACTGGCACAAGATCAAACGAGTGCTGGAAGAAGCGGGTAAAACAGATTCCTTTTTCTACCGTCGAGCAGTAGCTATTTGCCGTGGCGGACGAGATCCGTTTGAAGATCCAGTTGATCAACCGCCCACATAGACAGCGCCGGTAAACTTTCGGGGATGTTGTGTTACAACACTCCGATGCTTAAAACTGCTTCTGCTGCGATTGCGGCTATGGCGATTGCGGCTCCTGCAGCGATTGCTGGTCCCTACGCCAACATTGAGAACAACGCTGGCTGGTCCGGCAGCAACTACGGCGGTTCCACCACCGATTTCCACGTCGGCTACGAAGGTGGCAATGATGTGGCCAGCTACTACATCCAAGGCGGCCCTAGCTATGTCCAGCCCAACGGTGCTGAGGGCGAAACTATCTTCACCGGCAAGGTGGGTGGTTCTGTAGCCGCCAACCAAAAGCTTGACCTATACGGGGAGCTTTCCCTGGCTTCCGGCGACGTCAAAAGCTACGGCTCCAAAGTCGGACTCAAGTACAAGTTCTGATCGAAAACACGGCCTGTTTCGGCAGGCCTTCGATCAATTCATCGTCACCCGCAACTACCTGTCAGCTTTTTGGCGGGTAGTTGTTTTCCCATGTCTGACCAATCCCGACAACTGGGAGTATTGTTGGCCACCCGACTGGCTGGTGCCCTATGTGCAGGATGCCATCGACTTCCTTACAGTCGAGCCATACGCCAACGAGAAGGCAATTCTCAATGCGAAGAATCATTGATTTGATGGCCATCACCGGCTTTCTGCTGAGCGGCTCCATGACTGCTGCACTGGTGATTAGCTACCTGCAGTTCGACAAGTTTATGGACGACAGCATCGAGCAAATCGGTGGCAAGGTCACCGAGCAAATCGAAGCTGAGCTGGACGGCAAGATTAAAGGCGCCATGCCGAAACTGCCTGACACGACTGGTCCGGCTCTGCCCTTCTGATGCCTGAGATCCCGGAAATTAAAGTTCCGCAGATCAAAGAGATCCCACCACCCGCAAATCTGCCAACCGCCCCAAGCATCACGCTGGAGCTGGGGCCACCGGTCGTTCACATGCCGGGATGTGTTGCTGTGCATCCCGATGCCAAGCTGAACCCGAGTTTGTTGAAGGACGACCCCAACCGGGTTGGGATGTACTGCCCAGATGGGCAAATCCCACATTTCAATCCATTGGATTACACGCCGGGCGAGTATGTACCAATCAGGGAGAAACTTCCGCAGGGTGGAGACGATTCCGATGAGGAGGAACCCGCTCCCGCTCAACTACCAACAGTCCCGCAGTTACCTTTACCAAATGCGCCGGCACCTAAGAGCACAGAGATTCAAGCGTTACCAAAACCGCTACTCGAAAAAGTGGTGGACGGGCTTCCGCCCGTGGAAGCTGTGGTCACGACGACCACAATCGCCCTGGTGGCTTCCACTGCTGCTCTGGTGGCAAGACCACTATCAGAGATAGTCCTCAAGACGATCAAACCGACCGTTAAGAAGCTGGTGAAGACTGCTTCGACGATCCGGGGGAAAACGGTTGTACCGGAATCGGTTTGGGAGAGGCGGCTGGCTCAGCGGGACCGGAATCGCGCTCTACGCGCTTTGCGTCGGGCTTTGAAACCGTAATCTTGTGCTTGTGAGGCAGCACCTGCCCAGGCTTCGGCACCAGGATCACATCCGAGCAAATCACATAGAACTTGGATTTGGGATGGAACGTAATCCCCTTCTGCGCCAGTTCACCGCAGTTTTTTAGTCGCGCCAACTCAAAGTTCAGCCGCTCTTTGGCCAGCACTTGCTGCTGAAGTTGAAGACGACTTTCGACCGAGTCTTTGCACTGCTGCTGGAGCTGTCTATCCAGCGGAATGGAGATTGTGGCGCTGATGCCGTAGTTGAAGGCGTGCGAATCCTTCTGTCCGCTGGGTAGTTTTTGGTAGTAGAGGATTTTGCCGGGGTTGTCTGGCACCCCGTTCTCATCGTCGTCAGTTGGGTCGTAAATCGGCGTTGTCGTTGTGTCGTTGTAAGGCAGGCTGTACGAGTGGCTCTTGGTCACAAAGGGCGAGACATTGAAAGTCGGCCCTTGGCATGAAATCCCATTGCCGTAGGTGTTGGTCGGGTATGGCCCGGTCAACATCTGAATGGCTTGGTTGGTGACGCTACCCGTGCTGTTGGCAACCGGACTGGCGGTGGCGTTTGCCTGCGCCAGTGCCGGACCGGGCAAAAGCGTTAAGGCCCAAATACAGAGGTGGTATCTGTAACGCTTTCGATTGTGGTGGTGCGCGTGATGTCGGTCACGGTTTGTAGCCCGGGTCCGTTGTACGTCTCGGTGAACTGGAACGCTTCGCCGGGAGTGACCAATGTCCATGCGGGTTTCGCTTCGAGATCAAGTCCAGTCCAGCTGGATTTCACGCCTTCAACGGTTTGAGTCTGCGTTGGCATTGCAGAAGGCACCACACTTTTGTCGGTAGTGATGTTGGTGCCCGACGCGCTGTAGGTGTAGCCCGTCGCAAAGTCAACGCTGTGGATTTTCTCAGTGATCTGAGTTTTGCTCTCGGTGTGAGAGGTAGTCGTCCCCGTCTTGAAGTTGGGGACGATTGGAGCTGCTGCAACTGGACCTGCAAGCAGCAGTGCAAACAGGAGATAACGCATCAGTCGATCAGCAGCTCAGAAACAAACTGCGAAACGGCTGACGTACCAGCGGCACCAGGAGTGATTGTGGTGGTGAAGTCAGGCGAGATGGTGCCAGCCAAGTTGCCAGCGACGCCACCTGCGGTGGTGGTCACTTTGCCGTAAACCGGGAGAGTGCCGACCACGCCACTGGTCACGGTCGTCGGGGACAGAGCGTTGTCGCCTTCGTTATACGTTTCGGTGAACGAAAACGCATCACCGGCAGTGGTGACGCTGTAGGCAGCTGGGGTGTAGCCAACAGCATTGCCAGAAGTCAGTGAGCCAAGGCCGCCCGCGGTATCCAAGGTGATGTTGGTCCCGCTGACTGAATAGCTGGAGCCAATCTTTTCGGCAACACTTCCGGCCCCATCGACCGTGAGCGAGATACTGGATTGGATCTTGTGTGTGATGTCAGCTCGGGCTGGAACAGCGGCGAGGATCACCGCTAGGGCTAAGAGCTTTTTCATTTCGACGGACTGGTGTTGTTTTGAACTTTAGGGTCGTCTTTCTTCTTAGGGGCGTTACGGCCAACACTGAGTCCGTAACTAGCCGCCATGGACGAAAGCAGCGATGCACTGAAGGTCACATCGATGGATTGTTTGAAGGCACCCATGTAATTGGCAGTAATAACTCCACACGCCCAGATCATTAGACCCAAGCGGACAAGATGCCCTAGAAGACCATGTTTATCGTCATCATCAACTGCTGTCTTTTCGTTGTCAGCTGCCATGATGGATCCGAGCGTTTTAGGGGCCGGTGGTTGAGATTTTTGCCGCGGTTACCGGCGCTTCGATAACGGTAGCGGCAGTGGGACTGGGGAACTACGGACGACGTGCTGCAGAAAGCCGAGACGCTGTAATCCGACTGACAGCCGCTGTGGAAAACGTGGCCACCCGGCTCAATGTCATGCACACCGATATGAAAAGCCGGGATACCGAAGTCTTCAGTCGTCTGCGCGACCTTGAAGCAGCTGTTGCACGACTGGAAGCCTCTAAAGAATCACACTAGACTTCGATTGCCATCAGCCCATGATCTTTGCCCTGACTCTGGCTATGGCCTTCAAACTCCAAGACTTTTTCAATCACTACACAGGCGCCCCACACCAGCTCGCCGCAATCCAACAACTCCAAGAAGACTTACCGCCCGACCTCAAAGACCGCGAAGCTGCTTGGTTCGAGATCTGGCGAGCCGGCGGCAAAGTGCTGTGGGTTCCAGTCCCGTACTTCCACCAGCTGGATCTGAAGAACGGTCACCGCAAGTGCTTTACGGCAGCGGTTGCGATGGTGGCGGCTGACTTCATGCGGGTCAAAACCGCAGAGGAGTACGACAAGCTCCGCGCCAAGTACGGCGACACCACCGAAGTCACCGCCCACCTGAAAGCCCTTGAAGAGCTGGGGCTAGATGCCGAGTTCGTGCAAAACGCCACGCCGGAGCTGATCGAAGCCGAAATCGACGCCGGCCGAGCCGTTGCAGTGGGATGGCTCCACCGCGGAGACGTATCTGCCGGAATGCCTCCAACCGGCCCCGGGCACTGGAGCGTAATCATCGGCTACACCAAAACGATGTTTATCGCCAAGGACCCGAGAGGCAAACCGGATCTTGTGCGGGGTGGCCATGAAAACCACTATGACGGTGAAGACACCTACTACCCTCGGAAGCAATGGCTGCCCCGATGGGAAGTCGAAGGCCCTGGCACTGGGTGGGCAATCCTCATAGACGACAAACCCCCGCGCATTTACTACACGGAATGACTGTTGTTCACAGCGACGACATGGGCGACGGCTTCATGCTGGAGCAGATCGAAAACGACAGGGGCGAGATCTACTACCGCGCCTGCAAAGACAGCATCTGTCGTTATGCGGAAGACGAATACATCGCCCGCATGTATTTAGAAGGAATGGGCTGGACGCCCTAGACCGCTAAATCCTCTGTAATCCAGTAGGCGATAGCGATCTCGCGCTCCCGGCTCCAAAACTTCTGGTTGCGATACCAGTCAATCCAGTCGTGGGCGGACTTGGAGATGTTGCAGGCAAAGCAACAGGCGACCAAGTTTGCCTGGCACGTATGACCACCGCGCATCTTGGGATGCACGTGATCGAGAGTTGCTGATCGTCCCAGATCATTCCCGCAGTAGGCGCACTGGTGACCCCAGCTGCTGAGAATGTCTTGACGAAATTTTTTCTTGGCTTGCTTTTTGCTTAAGTATTCACCACCGCAGATGTGATGATCCATACCCAGCTGTAGCTATCTGGACGGTAGCGGTAGAAACTATTACGCATTGGAAAACTCTCTGTAGAAGCTCTAGCCTTGCACAAGAATTATTGACTGCATGGATCCCACCGCTGCAGCAGCCGTAGCTATCGCAATTGCGGCTGGATCTGAGATCATCGGGATGCTCCCGATCAAGGACAACAGTTGGGTACAGCTGGTTCTCCGAATCCTCCAAGCAGCCTTCCCGGCGAAGAAGGAGAAGTAGATGTGAGGCCGCTTCAACAGTCGCTCCAATCTCAATTCCGCCAAGCCGCCAATGACAAGTGGCTTCGAGCGCGATACGAAGCGGGCGACTACACCGGCCTCCTCGAAGCAGCACTGGCGTTGAATGCGCTGTGCGAGATAGAAAAAACAAAATCGACCTGGGCTATCGGCGAAGCAGCCGACAACCTGGCCGATTTTTACGGACTAGACCGAGACTCAGCCTAGTTTCTGCAGGGTGTACTTCTGGTACAGCCCGGTGTAGGTGCCGTGGAGGGGATGGCTCACCTGATCGCGGCCATCCTTGAAGAACAGCTCGTCGAGGTAGTCAGCCCGCGCCATGTCAGCGGCGGCCTTGGTGAAGTTGACCTTGGGAGGAGGCGTCATTTTTTGTCGGCAGATTTTTTCCGGTTTTTTGCCGCCACGCTGGGGCTAGTCCGGGAACGAGCCAGCTTAGGTTTCTTCGCCGTCTTTGGCGGAACGTCTACCCGGCAGCCGGGGTAACGGTTTTCAGCAAACAGGATTGCCTGCTGGAGCGATTCCGCCCGAATCAAATCCCGCATGGCACCTTGGCCAGCGAGCCAGATCTGCAGTTCGTACAGCTCCGACCGCTCTGCACTGGTGCGCGAGCGACCTTCACCGAGACGCTGCGAACGCTCGAAGTCTTCCTGCCACTGCAGGACACCGTTTTTCATCATCGGTAGGTCGGTTCAGTAACGCTACAAATTGAGATTGGGTTGCTGGTGCACTGCTGGATGCTGTGGGCAGCCCGCAATGCCCGCTCGTAAGTAGGCCAGCTGGAGGCATCCTCCTCAACCGAAGTGAGCTGGAGCCCTTTGCCTGGTCCGAAGACCGCCATGACCCAACGGTCGCTGACTTTGACTGCGTAGCGGGTCACGGTGGACTACTGTAGGAGCCTAGAGATTTTACTTTGAATTTCTAGGTCCCAGTCGCCTTATTACTAAGTCTCGTGATTCTCTTCACTCTTGCGGCTTCTTCTCTTGCTTGGAACGCATTCGTCCTTCAACCCGTCGCCGAACAGATTCATTCCATTTCTCAACGTCGGCCTCTTCAGCAATTTTGTAAATTTCCGGCATCTCCGCTTGAAGTGCACCATATACATACTCCCGCAGAAGAGCCGTCACCTTCTTACCCTGCTTATCGGCGAGGGTCTCTGCCAATTTGTAGCGATTGGCATCCAGAAGCAGCTGGCAGTAAATCTTTGAGCCGTGTCTGAGGGGCATAGCTAATCGTCTACTCTGCTACACAGTAGCATACTGTGTCGCAGTAGTCCTACCACCGGACATCGCTGTCCACACGCTTTCTCCAGGCATTGGACTGGGCCACCCGCGCCCCACCCCTTTGCCTGGAGCAGCCCTTTCGGATACCTCGCGCCCACTCCAAAAAGGCGGCGGCCCGTTGTAAATCAGCGGTCCGCGCCATCCGAATCTCTTTATTCAGCCACTCCAGGACGATTTGCCTGCCAGTCCGGCTCATAAATCAAGCACGTTTTTAATCGCCAGGACGGTGTGCTCGGGATAAACACGCCTGGTGTATTGCTGCGCGGTGTAAACATCCGGCGCTTCCATGTAGATATTTTCAGTGGCTCCATGCTTCGGCCAGATCGTCACTCGATATTGATTGAGCTTGATCGGGTTGTCGGGTGTGGAGCCAACCTTACTTGTCACTTTGCCTGATCCCAGCTATCCCCGACGTTAGCTTCGGCAAGCGGAGGGATCTCACCCAACCAACGGGCTTCACATTCCTCCATTACGGACTGGAGCTGGTGCGCCCAAGTATCGGCGTGTTGTTCTTTGACGAGCAGGATGATTTCGTCATGCACCACGCCGGCCAAGCGCACTGTGCCTTCCCCGTCGGCGTTAAGTAGCGGCCACAGTTTGCTGAGAGTGAGCTTGAGAACTGCTGCACCCGCACCCTGGATGGGGGTGTTGCAGCGCGTGGTGAGCTTGTTGTTCTCGCCCGGTAGAAACCGCCGCAATTCCGAGATGCGTATGCGGATAGATGGATTCCCCTTAGCCGCATCAGCAGATCGAGCATTTTCGCGCTGCCATTCGGCGATGCCTTGATAAGCAGCGTGGAACTTTTGCCGGACCTCAGCCGCTTCATCAAGATCCATCTGGATGCCCATCTGCGCCGCGTAATTCCTGAGTCCTTTTGCCCCGCTTCCGTACAGGAGTCCAAAATTCGCCGACTTACTAACCTGCCGCTGCTCCTTCGTGACCTCATCCTCCCCCACGCCATAGATCTGCGTAGCAGTAATCGTATGAAGATCTTTCCCCTGCTGGAACACCTCTGTCATTAAAGGATCCTGTGCTTCTGCGGCCGCCAATCGCAGCTCCATCTGCCCGTAGTCAGCCACCACCAACTTCCATCCAGCCGGAGCTTGAACGCACGCCCGAAACCGCTTATCCCTCGGGATCTGCTGCAGGTTTGGACTCATGCAACTCATCCTGCCGGTGTCAGCCCCCATCTGCAGGTAGCTGGCGCGAATGAACCCGTCCTTGCTCAGGTTCTTCAACAGGGTTTCGGCCATTTGCCGCCGTTTCTCCACCCGCTTCCAGCGCAGGTAGTCCGCAATCACCACGTGATCCCCGACGTATTCCTGCAACGCCGATTTGCTGGCACTTTTCTTGCCCGACTTCATATCAACTGGCGCTTCACCAAGCAGCGCAGTGAATTTCTTTAGAAGTTGGACAGGACTATTAAGGTTGAACACCTCAGGGTCAGCTTTTTTCCCTTT